TGCAGTTAAAAAACTACAAAAAGATGGTAAAGGAACATATTATTCCCCATCACATAGAGTACCATCTAAAACATCAGAAGGTGATTATGTAAAAGTAGAAGTAGTAAATAGTATGTTATCATTATATGATGTGTTAGAAGAATATGCATTTTATATAGAAGATTTTATAGAGGATATGAAACAAGTATTCCCAACATTAGGTAATGATTGGGGAATTTATATGCCAGAAGTAAAATATTTATCACCTGAGCCTTTAGTTAAGTACGATGATTTAAGTTTAACTAGGTTTTCTAACATTTATTTCGTAGGTGATGCATTGTCAGCAAGAGGCATAACAGTATCAGGAGCACAAGGTACTTATGTCGCAGAATCAATTTTAAAAAAAAAAGTGAAAAAAGTTAATCCAAGAACTTATGGTAAATCAACAACTAGAGAAATGAAATTAACTAGAGAGGAATCAGATGGAAGTAAAACCACAGCTTATGTTTTACAAATTGAAGGAGTAGCAAAATTTCACAATTGGGATGGACCAGCAGTAATAAACAAACCACAAAAGGTCAAGGATTATTATCTATCAGGTATTAAGTATACAAAAGATGATTGGGCGGAAATAAGAAAACATAGAGATGGTTTACCACCTTCAAAAAGAACAGCACCTAAAGGACATACAAATAGAAGTTAGATGAAAATAGGATTATGTGGAACAATGAGTGTTGGAAAAACAACACTAACAAAAGCACTAGCAAAACTACCACAATTTGAGAATTTTAAAGTAGTAACTGAGAGAAGTAAATATCTTAATTCCTTAGGAATACCTTTAAATCACAAAACTACTATTGAGGGACAAACAGTATTCTTAGCAGAAAGAGTAACGGAATTAATGCAAGAAAACATCATTACAGATAGAACTATTATTGACGTAATGGCTTTTACTGAATGTGCTATTCATACAAGTGTTATAAATGCTGATGCTTTTAAGGATTATGCTAAAAGATTTGTAGGCCATTATGATTATATTTTTTATATTTCTCCTGAGGGATTAGCTATAGAAGATAATGGAGTTAGAGAAACAAATGAACAATATAGAAATAAAATTGATAAGTCTATTAGAGGTTTATTAAAACAATATAGAAATAAAACCTATACAATTAAAGGTACAACTGAGGAAAGGATAAAACAAATATTAGAGGTAGTGAATCTCTAAAATTTTTGTCTACGTATATACGATGGCAAACATAAAAGAAATCATAAAACAAGAGTACATTAAATGTGCTAAAGATCCTATCTATTTTATGAAGAAATATTGTTGGATTCAACACCCAACAAGGGGCCGAATTCAATTTAATTTATATCCTTTTCAAGAAGGAGTATTAACATTACTACAAAAGAATGATAGAAATATTATTCTAAAATCAAGACAGCTAGGTATTTCAACACTATCCGCTGGTATGGCACTTTGGATGATGATATTCCAAAAAGATAAAGCTATTTTAGTAGTAGCAACCAAACAAGATACAGCTAAAAACTTGGTAACAAAGGTAAAATTCATGTATGATAATTTACCTTCTTGGCTTCAAATTGGTTTTGTTGAAAAAAATAAATTAGCACTTCGATTAAAAAATGGATCACAAATTAAAGCAGTTTCAGCAGCAAGTGATGCAGGTAGATCAGAAGCTATTTCTTTGCTGATTATTGATGAGGCTGCCTTTATTGAGGAAAATCGAATAGAAGAAATTTGGGGATCATCACAACAAACACTTTCAACGGGTGGTAAAGCTATTGTACTTTCAACCCCAAATGGAACAGGTAACTTCTTCCATAGAATGTGGGCTAAAGCAGAGGAAGGAGTAAATGGATTTGTACCTATTAGATTACCTTGGACTGTTCATCCTGAAAGAAATGAAGACTGGAGAACAAAACAAGATGATGAGTTAGGATTAAGAATGGCAGCACAGGAGTGTGATTGTGATTTTACAACATCTGGTAATACAGTTTATGATGTTGATCTTTTAAAATATTATGAAGGAACATTTGTATGTGAGCCTGTAGAAAAAAGAGGAATCGAAGGTAATTTACATATTTGGGAGTATCCCGACTATACTAGAAATTATATGATTGTAGCTGACGTTGCTAGAGGAGACTCTAAAGATTTCTCGGCATTTCATATTATTGATATAGAAACTGCCAAACAAATAGGTGAATTTAAGGGCCAAATAGGAACAAAAGAATTTGGTCATATGTTAGTTGCAATAGCAACAGAATATAACAATGCAATGCTGGTAGTTGAAAATGCTAATATTGGTTGGAATACTATTCAAGTAATAATTGATAAGGGTTATAAAAATCTCTACTATTCTCCTAAAGGAGATGCAGCAACAAACGCTGAAGCATTTTTAGCAAAAGGATATGATATAGTAGATACAACTAAAATGACTCCTGGATTTACTATGAGCTCAAAAACTCGTCCCTTAGTAATTGGGAAATTAGATGCTTATTTAAAAGATAAATCAATTATAATTCAAGGAAAAAGAACCTTAGAAGAAATGAGAACATTTATTTGGAGACATGGTAGACCCGAGGCTCAATTAGGATATAATGATGATTTAGTAATGTCATTAGCAACAGCTTGTTATGTTAGAGATACAGCACTTAAATTCGCACAGCAGGGTATAGATATTACAAATGCTACATTAAAAAATTGGCAACGAGATGCTCCTACTATTTATACCGGGAAAATAAATAAGAAACAAGCGGGATGGACTCAAGATATGGGAGAACATGGAGAGCAGGACCTAACTTGGCTTCTTTAATATTTATTATTATATAAACAAATATGGCAGACACTAGTATATTTTCAAGGTTAAGGAGATTATTTTCAAATGACGTTATTATTAGAAACGTTGGTGGAAAAAATCTCAAAATCATGGACACAGGCAGGATCCAAAAATATGGAAACCTTGCAACCAACTCACTTTATGATAGATTTACCCGCTTACATAAACCAGCGGGTTCTTCATTACAATACAATCCAACACTTAATTATCAGTCAATGCGACTGCAGCTTTATAGTGATTATGAAGCAATGGATCACGATCCAATTATCGCATCTGCACTTGATATTATTTCAGATGAAACTACATCGCGAAATGAGTATGGTGATGTTTTGAAAGTAAATTCATCAAATGAAAACGTTAGAAAAGTATTGCATAATTTATTTTATGATGTACTTAATATTGAATTTAATCTATCTACATGGATTAGAAATATGTGTAAATATGGTGATTTTTATCTTAAACTAGAAGTTTCTGAAAAATTCGGAGTATATAATGTTATACCATTATCTGTTTATGAAGTAGTAAGAGAAGAAGGAACAGACCCTGAAAATCCTTCTTATACTAGATTTACACTTGATCCAAATGGTTTAGCTAGTGGTGCAACTAACACAATTAGACGAGATCAATTTACACTTGAGAACTACGAAATAGCCCACTTTAGATTACTTACAGACTCTAATTATCTTCCCTATGGTAGATCATTTTTAGAGCCGGCTCGTAAGGTATTTAAGCAATTAATGTTGATGGAGGATGCTATGTTAATTCATAGAATTATGAGAGCACCTGAAAAAAGGGTATTTTATATAAATGTAGGATCTATTCCCCCAGAACAAGTAGAACAGTTTATGTCTGAAACTGTTAATAAGATGAAGAAAACTCCATATATTGATCAAAATACAGGAGATTATAACTTAAAATATAATATGCAAAACATTACTGAGGATTTTTATATCCCTATGAGAGGTAATGATACAAGCACAAGAATTGACACCACAAAAGGCTTAGATTACGATGGTATTCAAGACATTGATTATTTGAAGCATAAAATGATGGCTGCTCTTAAGATTCCAAAACCATTTTTAGGTTATGAAGAAGGAGTAGAAGGAAAATCAACCCTAGCAGGCATGGACATTAGATTCGCTCGTACAGTTGAGCGTGTTCAAAGAATTGTAGAATCAGAATTAACTAAAATAGCACTCGTTCACCTATATGCTCAAGGCTTTGATGATAAGGATTTAGTAGATTTTTCACTTGATTTAACAACCCCATCGATTATTTACGAACAAGAAAAAGTCGAACTTTACACAGCTAAAACAACTGTAGCTAAAGAAATGATAGACGGAAAGTTATTTAGTAAAGATTGGGTTTATGAAAATGTATTTGGATTATCTCCAGATCAATATAATGAAGAAAAAGATCTTATGGTTGATGAAGCTATGGAAGCATTTAGACTTGGTCAAATTGAAAATGAAGGAAA